TGGTTGGGATTCATTGATATAATTTTATTAATCATAAAGTTACTAAAAATATCATGCTCCTCATTCGAAAATGAGGACCATGGTAATTTGTCGTATTGCATTTGTTTTACCCAATCAAAAATCGTTTTCAAAATACATTAAACCTACAAAAGCTATTTATAGTAATGAAGTATTAAGTATATTAGCTTCTTATTTTAAAATTAGTACTAGGGAAGTTACAGATTATTGTGATATTATTACTAAACAAGATATTATAGAAATTTTATTACAAACCGGAATATCTGATAAAGAAATTAAAAAATTATTAAAATGAGTAATTCAAAATATAAATTTGAAGAAATGAACGATAGAGAAGTAAGAGTTACTATTGATGAAGATGATGACTTAGAAATGGTAGTTCATCCAACTCATTATGGTGGTAAAGATAACCCATATGAAGCTATAAAAGTTATAGAAGCCTGGGAAGTAGGATTTAACTTAGGTAATACATTAAAGTATATTTCTAGAGCAGGTAAAAAAGATAACATAATTCAGGATTTAGAAAAAGCTTTATTTTACTTAGATAGAGAAATCCAAAATAGAAAAAAATAAGTAATGAAACCCAAACCAATTCCTAAAGTACTAAAAGAACTTAAATCTATTGTAGTTCCTGAAGTACAATATGGGTTTCAAAAATCTATATCCTATTCTCAACTAAGTATATTCTCTAGTTGCCCTCATCGATGGGGATTAAACTACAGAGATGGACATAAAGTATATCTACCCAGCATACACGCTGTATTTGGTACCGCCTTACATACGACTCTTCAACAATATCTAACGGTATTTTACGATACAAGTGTAGCAGCGGCTGATAGATTAGATTTGAATGCTATTCTTAAAGAATCGCTGAGAGTAGAATATCAAAATACCTACAAAAAGAATAAAAACATCCACTTTAGTAATCCTGCTGAATTAGCTGAATTTTACGATGATGGAGTTAACATTATTAAGTACATTAAAGCTAAAAAAGCTAAATATTTTTCTAAAAGAGGTTGGCATTTGGTTGGAGTAGAAGTACCTTTAAATCTTCAACCAAACAAATCAATTCCTAATGTAAGATTTATTGGATACCTAGATTTAGTTTTGTATCATGAGGATACAAACACAATTAAAATCATTGATATTAAAACCTCCACAAGAGGTTGGGGTGATAAAGATAAAAAAGATGAGGTAAAACAAACCCAATTAATTTTATATAAGAAAATGTTTGCTGAACAATATAATTTTCCTGTTGATAACATTGAAGTTGAATTCTTTATTACTCGTAGAAAAGTATATGAAGAAGGAGATTTCCCACAAAAACGAATCCAAGAATTCATACCAGCATCTGGTAAAGTTAAATTAAATAAAGCTGGACAGTTATTAGATAATTTTCTAATAGAGACTTTTAATACTGATGGGGGGTTTAAATCTACTGATTTTGAAAAACGTCCTAGTAAACACAATTGTAATTTCTGCCCATACAAAGATAATTCCGATTTATGTGACCAGAATGAAAAACCTAAAACAACGTTTGCATTCTTCCAACCTACTTAGATATTTATATATAACAATATAAATAAATAAAACAAATTATGTCACAAAATCAACAACTAACAAGTGTAAAAGTAGATAAAGATATCTTCGAAGCATTTAAAATCGAGACAATTAAAACTAAGTTCTCATTACAAAAATTAGCAGATAGATGTATGCATCTATACCTAACAGACCCCGAGTTTCAAAAATTAGTTCATAACCACATGAATTTAGAATTAGAAAAATAAAATTAAAAATAGTTTATGAAAGAAGGTTATATACCAAAAGAACAAAGAAAAAAGATATTATTCATTTGTGATGATATCCGAATGCACTCTGGAGTTGCAACAATGGCTAGAGAAATAGTCCTTGGAACTTCTCACCACTACAATTGGGCCGTAATAGGGGCTGCAATTAATCATCCTGAAGCCGGACAAAGATTAGATTTATCCGAAGCAACTAATCAAGAAACAGGTAATACTGACTCATCAATTACAATTTATCCTAATAATGGGTATGGTAATGCTGATTTAATTAGAGCTTTAATAAAAGCCGAAAAACCTGATGGTTTAATGTTTTTTACTGATCCAAGATATTACGATTGGTTATTTGCTATTGAGAATGAAGTTAGAAAACAAATCCCAATGATTTATCTTAATATATGGGATGACTTACCAGCTCCACTCTACAACAGAGCCTTTTATGAGTCATGTGATACTTTATTAGCTATATCTAAACAAACCAAGAATATTAATGAAATGGTTTTAGGTAAAAAAGCTAAAGATAAAATTATTACTTATGTACCACATGGTATAAATGAAAAACAATTTTACCCAATTGAAAATCAAGATGAGTTAAAAGAAACTAAGAAAAGATTATTTGGGGATAAAGAATTTGATTTTATATTATTCTTTAACTCACGTAATATTAGAAGAAAATGTATTAGTGATTTATTAGCCGCTCACAAATTATTCCTAGATACTTTACCTAAAGAAAAAGCAGATAAAATTGCATTAGTACTTCACACTCAACCAGTAGATGATAATGGTACAGATTTATATGCTGTAAGAGAATTATTATTTGGTAAAGAATCTAATATTATATTTTCAGATGGTAGAATTGACACTCCAGAATTAAATAAATTATATAATATTGCTGATGTAACTGTATTACCTACTTCAAATGAAGGGTGGGGATTAGCACTTACTGAAGCCATGATGGCAGGTAAAATGATTATAGCCAACGTAACAGGTGGTATGCAAGATCAAATGCGTTTTGAAGATGAAAATGGTAAATGGTTAGAATTAACCCAAGAATTTCCATCTAACCATTTTGGTAAATATAGAAAACATGGTAAATGGGCTGTACCTGTATTTCCAAACAATATGTCATTAGTTGGTTCACCTACTACCCCTTACATTTGGGATGATAAATTAGATTTTAGAGAATTAGCTTTAGCTATTCAACAAGTTTATGAAATGTCTCCTGAAATTAGAAAAGAAAATGGACTAGCAGCTAGAGAATGGGTAACATCAGATGAATCCGGAATGTCAGCTAGAATGATGTGTAATAACGTTATTAGAGATATTGATGTAACTTTATCATCATTTAAACCAAGAAAGACTTTTGAATTTCTTAAGACAGGAGATTTGGATACCTTAGAATTAGTTCATAAATTAACTTATTAATAAGATAAAATGGGACAAAGTTTTAAAACCTATAAAGACCGTATATTATTATCTGAGATGTTAGATGAGATTTTTGATAGTGAGCCTTTTAAAAGTACTTTCAATTTCAGTTTAAATAACTACAAAGATGTTGTCGTAACTCCATTTCAAGATCCTCAAGATAATGAAATTAAAATTATTTACTACAACGAAGGTAATGGTTTATATGAAATAGATTTTATGGTTAATAATACTAGTTTTAAAGATTTAGATGTTAACTATACCTTAAAAGATTATACCAAATTACTATCTACAGTGGCTAATGCAACTTCTCAATTTTTAGATAAGTATGAACCTAAAGGATTAAAAATAAAAGGAGCAGACGATTATCGTAAAATCCAGAATAAGGAGAAGGCCCAAGGACAGAAAACTAGAATTTATGATTATTTTATTTCTCAAATAGAAGATAAAGGTAAATATATGGTAGATAAAACAAATCCCGAAGGGATAGCATTAATGAGAAAATAAAAATAAAATATGAAAAATACATTTGTAATAAGTTGTCCAATTGATACTTACAGTGGATATGGTTCTCGTAGTAGAGATTTAGTTAAAGCGTTAATTAACTTAGATAAGTATGACGTTAAAATAATGCCACAACGTTGGGGTAATACTCCATGGAATTTTATAGAAGACCATAAAGAAGAATGGGGATTTTTAGAACCCCATTTACTTCAAAATCAAATGACTCAACAACCTGATATTTGGGCTCAAATTACAGTTCCAAATGAATTCCAACCTGTAGGGAAATTTAATATTGGAATAACAGCAGGAATTGAAACTACTATTTGTGCCCCACAATGGATTGAAGGGATGAATAGAATGAATTTAAATTTAGTATCATCTGAACATTCTAAAAAAGTATTCCAAGATTCTAAATTCCAAAAACAAGATGATCAGACTAAACAAGTTGTTGGTACAGTAGAATTAACTGCTCCTATAGAAGTATTATTTGAAGGAGTAGATATTACTAAATACTTTCAATCACCTTTAACACCTACATCCGAAGTAGGACAAGCATTAGATACAATAGAAGAAGATTTTGCATTTTTATTTGTAGGTCATTGGCTTCAAGGAGATTTTGGTCAAGATAGAAAAGATGTAAGTGGGTTAATTAGAGTATTTTTAGAAACCTTTAAAAATAGAAAAACTAAACCTGCCTTAATACTAAAAACAATGTCTGGACCTGCTAGTATTATAGATAGAAATCAAATATTAAAAAACATAGATAGGATTAAACAATCTACAAATTCTAAAAATCTTCCTAATATTTACTTATTCCATGGTGAAATATCAGATGATGAAGTAAATCAATTATATAATCATTCAAAAATTAAAGCGATGGTTAGTTTAACTAAGGGTGAAGGATTTGGTAGACCATTATTAGAATTTACTCAAACTAAAAAACCAGTTGTTGCTTCTAATTGGAGTGGCCAAGTTGATTTTTTAAATCATGAATTTACGTCACTAGTGCCTGGTACTCTTAATAATATTCACCCATCAGCACAAGTACCTGATATGTTAATTGATGGTTCACAATGGTTTACTGCGGATTATGGGTTTGTGAGTGGTTTGTTAAAAGATTATGTTGATAATTATAAAAAATATCAAGAAAAAGGTAAACGATTAGGTTTTTATTGTAAAACTAATTTCTCATTTGAGAAAATGCAAGAAAAATTAGATATAATATTAACTTCTAATATACCTGAATTACCTAAACAAGTTCAGATAAATTTACCTCAATTGAAAAAAATAGAACTACCTAAACTTAAAAAAGTAGAATAATGAAAGATAAAGTAATAGAAAGTCCTTTAAATGGAGGGTTATGTTATGTTACTCCTATTAGTGAAACTAAAAATGGTTATTTTTGTTTCTCAACAGGATACAAAACAAATGATTTAATGGTTGAGGGTGAATTTGATTTTGAAACCTATGAAGAAACACTTCCTGAACTATATAAAGATCTAAAAAGAGTAGACGATAATAAGAGAGTATGGTACCCAACCACTATGAATATTCAGGACAAAGGAACGGTATTCGCGAATGGTACTAGTAAGGATAATTGGCGTTGGGCAGGAGTATTAGCAGTCGAGGTAACCGAAGAAGAAAAAGGTAAATTTAAAGTACCTGGCACTGAAGACTTTTACACTCATAAAACAGACATTAAAACCTTAAAGAACTTTCCACAAGAAGATTTTATTGAGGCATTAGATTATATTGGATTCTTTAAAGAACAATAATATGAAAATAAGTTATGCAATA